TTATTTCGCTAGGGACTGCGGGCCACTTATTAGTAACCCTGGATTCTACTGAGTAGCCTACTCCTGTTCCGTTCATAAGAACGTACAAAAGCTCGGCTAATGCAGTAGGACTATCTAATTCTAAATACGAACAGTTAAAGATACAGGTATTGTCTCGATCTGCAGCCGGACCTGCTGTCATAAGAGACCGCATGCTGGGCATTACTTCTCGCTTATATACCATTTCCTTAACAAAAGAGGGGACCTCCTCTATACCGTTGTCGGAAGCTTGCTTGTTTAGCCAAGTCCACCAACGATCCACAGTCTCGTCCCATGATTCTCGACGACCTAACTCTTCATTCCACCTAGAGTATTTACTTAGATGGATAAACTTACTAAATTCTGACCAATCCTCTGGATACATTCAACTTTCTCCTGTTGAACCAAACCCACCCGCTCCTCGGGTAGTGTTGTTTAAGTCGTCAATAGAACCCATTCGCTCAATAGGCCCCACATAGTGCTGGAGCAGTATTAACTGGGCTACTCTATCGCCAACTCTAGGAGTGTATCCTTCGTATGCCAGCTTAATCTCACCCCTGTAGTCAGAATCAATCACGCCTAAAGTATTCTTAAGCCTGAAACCTTTAAGACCAAGGCTGCTACGAGGTACTACTAAACCAAACATTCCCGGAGGAATCTGGCAGTTGACGCCAGTCCCAATCCATTGGTCATCAATTGAATGGACCTGAAGATCTAGGCCAGCGGCATAGTGACTTCCTTGAGTTAAGTCTCCTCCCTTGCTCACATAGCGTAAAGAGGGTACTTCTGTTGTAAACGTTTCGCAGGTTAGTTCTGCGTGGTTGTTAAGTTCATAATTATTGGACATTGTGTTCTCCTTTTTGGTAACTTAGTATAGCTTAGCTCTTAATCTCTCTTAGACTCAGGCGTTAGCGTCCATTCCGGAGCCCAAGCTTGTGGTATTCCGGTCTGCTTATCCCACTCACCGTCTCGTAAGATTCTTACACACCGGGCCTGCGATAAACAGTAGTCTAAATCAAAGCCTTTTTCTTCATAGTTCTTCATAACAACAGGACCCCAGTTTGTAGGGGAAACCGCATCAAGAATCTTAGAAGCTTTTACTTTACCGACTTTAGGAATACCTGGAATATTGTCAGTGCTATCTCCCATAAGCCATTGCTTATGAAACCAGTAATCGGCTGACTGTTTAGAGATATAACAGGGAAAATCCATTTTATCTGGATTCCAAAACCACCCCGGACAAGACATCAAGTCTTTGTCTAGGCTTACACCAATCACAGTTTCACTGCTCATGCCGATGCCTAGTAAATCATCTGCTTCTAATCGATCTCTTTCTACATGACTGTACTTAGACATGAGGATGTCTTTACATACAGGTAGAAAAGAAGGACTTGGCTTTCCTTTTCGATTGTCTTTGTAAGAAGGCCAGTGGTCTTTTCTAAAATTAGAAGCTCTTGAACAAGAAAATGCCAAGATACTTTTATGAATACCCGGAGGCGTCCAGTACTTAACATCAAAAATAAGACGCTCCAGTAGATTCTTAACAGACGCATTATTAGAATCCGCCCAACACGCAGCTTTATACGCAATAATATCAGCGTCTAACAGAGCTGTGTCAGGTGGTTTCATCATCATCTCCTAAAACATCGTCCATAAATTCTTTTAACTGCTCATCAAGTTTCTTTATATCCGGCTCTCTTAGTTCAAAGTTAGCCAAACAAGACTCACATAGACAAGGGTCAATAGCAGAGATATACTTTATAAAATCTGTTGCCCATGACTTAAGTTCATCGGGATCTTTATTGTTGTGTATCACAAAGTTGTACTTGTAATCTTCTTTGATCTTGTCATCTTCTGTAGTTTCTAAAAGGTTAGCTAACTTTTCAGATTCGTGAGTACGCCAAGCGCCTTTTGGATCTTCGATGTCTCTATCAAGATGTTTAACAAAGCAAGTTACAGCGCCTATCTTATTAAGAAGATCGATTTCGTTTTGGTAACGTACATCATCTACTAGATATAATACTGGGACATGTGCTTCTTCCATCTCTTCTTTGTAAGCTACCTTAAGATTATCAAACCAAAGATTAGTCCAATGATCTGGGTTATCTTGTCTTTTCTTTGCCCCAATTGCTTGGCAGTATTCTCTGTACATCTTAGGATTTGATTCTTTTGTGTAGCCTTTATCTGCAGCTTCTTTTTTCAAAGGTCCTGCAAAAGGAAACGAGCTTACTACCCAACCCAACTCATGCGCAGCGTTCCATAAATAAGAACACAACGTTGATTTACCTGTTCTGGCTTTTCCGCTTAGCCCTAGAATAATCATGTTTAAAATATCTCACTAATTGGTGAGGAACAATAAGCTCAGGACAGTCAATCCCATTTTGTTTTAAGGCTTCGATACAAGCAGTGCTGCAAGTCTTAGGTCTTTTTCCAAAAAGGTATTTCCATTTAATAACCGACCAAGTTGAAACAGCTTCAGGTCGAGTATAAATAGGTCTTTCCACGGAGCCAATATAAACCTCTTTACGCAAAACGTAGTTGTTCACATACGAGTGCATCAAACGCAGTGTTGGATACCAGTTATGAGCATTACAATCTACGTGAAGAGTTAGTCCCCCAATGCTTAAAGTACAGTGAGTCATTACGCTACCAGTCCCAAACCGGAGCCATCTAGATCTCCAGCCAGTGCCAACGTCTTCCCAACCTCTGAGAATTACTTTGTACTTTTCTTGAACGGAACCATCCGATTTAATTTTCGTCTTCTCTTTTGACATCCGCATTCAAATCCAGTAATGATATGTAGCTTATTAAAAAACCATTGAATACCTGTATACTTTGTAATAAAAGCAACAAGATCTCCTAAACCAGTCATAGGTTTACTCTCCTAGTATTTTATCCGGGTGTTTCAGTAGCTGAACCAGCTTCTGTAATAGTGGCGTTTAGCTGATTTGAGTCTACAATATAGAGGTTAATTCCATCTGGGTCTGCATAGTCTTCATCAACAAGAGATGAACCCCATGTTGAGCTAAGATTAAACTGATTAATAGAGATATTACCAAACATCTCGGCTTTATTCCAAGGATCTGTACAAGCTAAATCAGGTTCTCCCGCGTTGCTTCCGCTAGGAGGTGAATCACCGTAAAGAGCTTTGAACCAACCTTGCCCTGCAAATAACTGAGGGACACTCCAAGTAGTAGTATTCTGAAAACTAAAGTTTCTAACTACATTTCCTGAGCTTGCTTGATGGAAAGAACATCCTCCACTGTAAAGAACTACTCCTAAACCCTTTTCGTAATTTCTTACAATAGTTCCGTTTATTGTACCAGGCTCTGTTGTAGTTGATGTGCTTTTATGGAAATAAAAGTTAATTCCTTCGTCATCATCTGGAAAACTACCACAACTAGGTAAATAATTATCTGCAAGAAAGTTAACAAGTATCTTATTTACACTTATAGCAGGCCAACCTTGCGAGCTATCAATACCGTAGTACTGAGAATCTCCTATGCTATATAAGTAGGTATATACTAAGTTAAACGTTACAGTACCGTAAGCTTGGTTTGCTTCGTTGTCGTATCCTGTAAGAGTATATCCATTGCAATCTCCGGGCTGCGGACCTATAAGTGGAGTACCTGGCAGCCCTGCACTACCGGGTGTTACAGCAGACATTGTACCAGGACTCTGAAAAGGTACAATAGAGTCAGCGTTAAACGGCGAACACGCGCCTTTAAAACCTAGTTGACCGCTGCTATAAGCATAAGTAATTGCAATTGTAATAGTCTGAGGAACTGTGCTGCAATTATTAGTTTCTTCTAAATACTCTCTTGTACACTCAGCACCCTTAACATTTTCTGTCCAAGTAAACGGATTAGATCCAGCGTTTGTAGCACACTGCGATTCTGTTGTTTCACTGACGCTAACATAATCGCACGTTGTTCCAATGACACAACATCCAATAGGATCAGGGCAGTTATAATAGTTTTCCCAATAAGCACTATTGTTTCCAGACAAGTCTACATCGGGAAACCAATCAACACCATTGCAGTTAGCCTGTGTTACTGGATAAACTGCTGAAAATCCGTTGTCGCAATCTCCAGTAACACATGTGCCAACCGGATCAGGACAACTTTGGTTTTCATTCCACTCTTCTTGAGTATAATTACTTAGATCTTGTTTCTCAAACCAAGTGCCGCTACAATCTGCATCGGTAATTGGATAAGTTGCCGACCAGTTACCGCAGCTTCCGGTTAGACAAGTTCCTACAGGATCAGGAGCGCCTCCACCACAATCCGCAGTAGGAGCGCCTAGTGTTTTAAAACAAACATCATCTCCGTTTGGAACAGTAGCTGTTGGGTTACATCCATCAAAAGCCCAAACAATAGTTTCCCAATCAATTGGAGTTCCGTTGCTAGTAACAGCAACATCTCCAAACCTACCTGAAATTACAAAGCCACTTCCAGATGGAGTTACAATAGAGCCTTGCCCTTCAAAAGGTTGCGTAGCTCCAAAGTTCCATTCGCCGTGCCTTTTTCTATCATGTAACTGAGAAATATAAGGTAACAAAGAAATCATAGATGCTCTAATAGTTTCTTCATTGCCTTTAAACTGCAGCCAAAACTCAGGGCGTTCGTTGTTACGCTCCCAAGAATTAGCTGCAGTAAAGGTTGTATCTTTTTGTAGATAGTAGATACGAACTTCTCTCTCGTCGTCTTCGGAGCTTGTGGTTACATCTCTGTACCACATGTCAATGCATCCGTAAGACGTAATAAATACAGTGAGAAATCTTTCAAATGTATTAGTGGCTTTGACTTCCCCTGCTTCTAGTCTATTCTTTATTGAATACCAAGTAGCCATTTAATGTGTTTCCTGCCAGTTAGAACCAATGCACGCCTCGGAATGTATTGGCATATTAATATCAAGGCGTTGACCTGCTTCTAAACTGGAGGCTTCTAGGATCTTACAAACTTCTTCTGCTACGCTCTTATGCACAGCAAACTGAAGCTCGTCATGTACGTAAGCCATTTGAATTACTTTTGTTTTCAAATGAGCTAGCCTAGCATTTGCCACAACCATCCAGTATTTTGAAACGACTGCTCCCGCGCCTTGAAGCATAGTATTTAACGCTGCATGTTCAGACCTACACTTAACCCATCTTCCATCAGGTAGTTGAACTTCGCCTCTCTCTAGAAAAGACCACTGAACTTGTTCAATAACTTTCTTTAGAGCAGGAAGCGTAGCTAAGAACTTCTCTTTAAGCTCCTTACCTTTATTGCGACTGCCGCCTACAATAGTACCAATCTTTGCATCTCCAGCTCCGTAAAGAAAACCGTAGATAAAAGTCTTTGCTTGGTCTCTTGTAACCAAACCAGCAGCTTTCTGATTCTTTGTATGAACATCACCGTTTAGAATAACATCCGCGTAATCGCCGTTGTCATGCTCGTACATATAGTGAGCTAGCATTCTCAGTTCTAGACCAGACAAGTCACATCCGACTTGTACATAGTCTTTAAGACCCGGATACCACAAAGCTCTCATGCGCTTATCCTTTGCAACTTGCGCTACATTTGGATTAGCATGAGTACATCTGCCAGTACCAGCACCCTGCGTGTTTACTTCGCCGTGAATGCGCTTGTCTGGAGATCTAAAAGCTTTATCGTTCCAGTCTTTTACTTGTCCCTCTAACTTAAGATTGTCACGATAGCGTAGAATCTTAGCAGCTTCTACTACGTCACGTTCTTTAAGGTCCTTTAGCACAGTAGAATCAATTTGAGGATTACCTTTTTCTGTATTAGGTATATGCTTCCTGATTCTAGGGTACTTTTCAACAAGCCTTTCAAAGACTTGCTTGTTGCTTTGAGGGTTGAAGGGAGTTACTTTAGACTTAAGTTGCTTGCCTGTCTTTTCTGACCAACGTTCTTCAACGTTCTCAGGAAAGATTTCTTGCAGCTCGTCTAAGTAACCTGCCCTTTCAACCGCTAAAGTTTGTTCTAAGTTTACACCTTCATCTAGACAGTAACCAAAGCCGTCAAGCTGTTGTTGAAAACAGATCTGAGCTACTTTAGTTTCAAACTGTACTACCTTCGTGTAGTCTTTAATAAACTCTAGTTGCGCATTTAAGATGTCAGCGTTTAGTTTAACATCTTGAACGCAATACTCAAGCATTGTAGGAGAATAATGCGACCAATCGTCAAAGTCTATTTTGTAGTTTCCTAAATGCTCGCCCCAATGTTTAAGACCGTTGCCTCCAAAAGGATGCTGTCTAACATCAGGGTACATCAACCTTGAAACTACAAGCGTATCTACAATATTCCCAGTAAATTTTTTGTTGTAAAGTTTTTCTAGTACTGGAATATCATAGCAGATAATGTTATGCCCAATAAGTGTTTTAGCAGACATAAGAAAATCTACGCCTTCTTTAAGATTATCTGGAGTAAACTTCCAAATCTTAGAAGAATCGATATCGTAAGCTACGATACAATAGACTTCCGTTACATCCCAGTACAGGCCATTGGCCTCGATGTCGAATACTAGTCGCACGGGTTCTCCTTACTTTTTATTAGGATTCAAAACAACTTCACCATCAGTGAGTTTAAAATCTACTTCTTTCATTCGACCACTTTGTCGATCGTAGTACAAGCACGATGCAACACCAGCTCTACCTGTCATACGGTTCTTTAGAACTCTTACAGTTGTGGTGTTAGCCTCAAACTCACAAGAGGCTTGTCGGTTTCTCTCCAAAGCAATAAGAGTGTTGGGAACTGAGGACAGGCTACCAGAACCTCTTAGATCCTGTAGTGTAATCCTAGCACCCTCTTCAAATGCTTTATCTGTTTTCTTTAGCTGAGATACAATATCAATATGAACGCCTGTTCGTACTGCCAATGAGCGTAGCTGCTTCATTACAGAGTCAATAAGGATACGTTCGTTCTGAGTATCATCTTCTTTAGTACCCATCAAACCAGCAGCAAGAGCTGTAATGTGGTCCAAGATAATAGTATCAACGCCTAGAGAAATAGCCATGTACTCCATCCTAGCAATAATGTTTTCCATTGCATTGTTGCCTAGATGATCGTAGATGTATAGGTTAGTGCTTTCAATCTGCTCTTTAGCTTCAACGTATTCTTCAATAG